GGTTACTGTTAAATATTATATGATCGGCCTGGGTGATGACAACGTCATTGCAACAGATGTTCCTAAAGACAACTTAGAGGCGTTCGGCAAGCACATCAGTGACATTATAGTCAAGATGGGCTTGAAACCGAAACTCAAGGTTGCCAACAGGGGCACTTCGTACTGTTCAAGCGAGTTTGTACCATTGACCAAGGATGGGGTTAGAACACACGTTCTCATTCCCAACGTCCTTCGGATGATGTTCAAGCTGGGATTTACCACTAGCAAATTACAAGCAAAGGACAATTTGATGCGTTTAAAAGGTAACATGCTGGGCAACCGGTATTTGCAATACATGCCAGTGTTGCGGGCCTTTTACCAATTTTATACTAGTCGTTCGGGCCAGGGGTGCGCCGAATACACCTTTAGGTGTCACGATATGTTCGTAAAGGACAAGTATGAAATGAGCGAGGAAACGTTTTCATGGTTTGAGGATATATACGGCCTCAATATTCAAGAAGTTGGCAGACTGGAGTCATTCCTGGTAGGAGTGATGACAGAAGCTGCTGGTCGCCCTTGTCTATATGACCACATGTTGTTCCACAACATGGTGTCATACCGTGAAAATGTGGTTGATGTCGCCTAACTCTGTTAGGCGTTTGGGCGCAGCAGGGGTGAGACCCACGTGTGTAACGCGCACGCGCATGCCAGTTTTCTATATATATACATCATGCCTAAAAATCAAAACAACAGAAACAACCAACTTAACAACAATCAAGCTAAAATCAAAGAACTTGAAAGAATAATTGTACTTCAGAACAAATCCAAGAAACCCAAGCAGCCTAAGAAAGCTAAGAGTAACGGAAGGGCGAACGGTGACTCATCACCAATCGTTCATCCAGTGGCCAAAGCAATCAAGGGAATAATCGCACCGTTCATGGCTGAGAAAGGCTCTTTTGGAGGTCTGGTAGACCCCCGACCTTCTCAAAAATTTTCCGCGCGCGGGCTTGTGGCATACCAAATCCCAAACAACAATGAGTTTTTGATGTTCATCTATCCATGCATAGCATCGAACGTCCAATACCCATCGCTCACATTGAATTATGGAACAGATAACAACATGGCACTGGCGACTTCAACTTACACGTCGTCAACCGCTGGCAACACTCCACTGAACATAACTCAAATCCAAGGAATCACTTCTACACCATACACTGAAGCTACTCTTACTACGGGCCAAAATAATTGGCGCCTGCTCTCAGCAGGTATTCGTGTCAGATACACCGGTCCCAACTTGTATAGGGGCGGTTTGTTTAAATATTACCACGACACTCGAGGTGATATTCTGAACGCGTCTGAGTTGACCACGACCACTTTCAGTCAAATCATACAACGCTTAGACGGCCATGCCGGTGTAATTCGACACAATCTGGGGGATGATCCAGTGATCGAGTTCTCATTGCCTTCTGTGACGAATGAGTCGCAAGAATGGACCGATGATGGAACTCAACTCTGGCCCGGAAATAAGGAATACACCAAGCAACGTATAGGCGGCACCACATCCGGCATATTAGCTGGACAACCAATCGGATACATTTACGGAATGAACACAACCGGGCAGTCATTGTACTTTGATGCTGAGTTGATAGAACACTGGGAAATTGCTGGACGGAATGTTGACGCCTTGAACACACCATCGACTGGAAATGCTGAGTTAGCTAATTCCTTGTCAACTTTGGTCGTGTCGGCCCACCAACATTTAGCTCACAACCCATCGATGGGCTACCACAAGGCACTGAAGATGATTTACAAAGACCCTCATGTCCGTGGTGCTTTTTCTGGAATTGCATCCAACCTCGCAACTGCAGTTATTGCAGCACTTTAATTAATGTTTTGAAATGGTCCTTTTCATGATTATATAATAGACC